ACAACCGGTAACGCTCAAACTTTGGCGTTTCATCAATTCGTTAATAACGGTGCTGGTGGTAGTAATTTTGTTGGTGGTCCGAATAGCGCAATTACACTTAATGTTTGGCAGCACGTTGCAATTGTTCGCAACGGTGATGTTCTGACGCTATATAGAGGTGGAATAAATATAAGTCAGTTAACACTTTCGGCTGGTTATTCGTTTCCTGATATCATAGGAACACTTGAAATTGGATCTATTATTACATCTACATGGTTTTATACAGGAAACATTGATGAGCTTCGTATCAGCAAAGGTGTTGCTCGTTGGACTGCCAATTTCATTCCACCAACAGCGCCGTATAATGCTTACATTGGATTTGATAACGAAGACAACACTAAGGATTTTCCTGTTCTAAATATCAAACATAGAGTGGCGGAATATTAAATGCGCCACATCCCGCTCTTCCAGTATCAAGGAAAGACCGAGCCGCCGCCGTCTATACAGGCTCTGTTGTCTGTGACTCGTTTCGAAAGTGCTTGGCACCGGCCCTGGTCTGAGCCAATACGGCTAACCTTTAAGCGGTCGCTCAGGGCCTGTGAGCAGCCATATTTCTTTGCACCGTCTCGGTATCTGCCAACTCCGAACGTCACCGCGAGGATGTCTGCTGTGGATACAGACAACTACAACGACAAGATGTCAGCCTTCATCAATGTTTACGTTCCAAAGCCGGTGCCGGAGATATCTCTTTCTGGAGCCAATACATCGATAATCGAGGAATGAACGATGATCATCCTCCCAGAAAAGGATCTCCCCAGGGGGAAGATTCTGATGCCGCAGAGGCGTTGCGAATGGCAGCAGAAGTCTCAGCGGTTCAACAAAATCAATCCAGATAATGTTACTCGCTTCAGACTGACGGCCTACTTGAACGATGGAGCCATTGCATGGCGCGGCTGGTTCGATGACCGGGAAGATGCCGATGAATTCCTGTTTGCCATGGCGACAGGAAGCCTGATCTATGAACACGAACTCTGGAGACTGCCGACGCCATTCTGGGAACCGCTTCCGGATGTAAGTTATGAGTTAACTGTCACTACTTTTCTGACTACTACTTCCGCCTCTAATCAAACTGGGTTCGTTCCTGGAGACTGGAATAATTCTTTCAATTTTATCGAGGTAGTGGCTTCTGGCGGGGGTGGCGCGGGGGGTAGTTCCGCCAATATCCGGGGAGGAGGTGGCGGTGGTGCTGGCGGTTATTCTCTGGCAACGAATGTTACTTTAACTCCAGGAGCTAGTGTTACATTTCATTTAGAGGCTGGCGGGACTGGTGGCCCAGGAGATACCAACGGCGGATCACCAGGAAACTGTTGGTATAACGGAGCAACCTTAGCTGCATCGTCAGTTGGATCGATCAGTGGCACTGGCGGTCTGATCACCGGAACTGGTGGTGTTGGATCGACAACCGGATCGACTGGCTTTTCTTTTTTTGCTGGTGGTAACGGTGGATTCACCGGAGGTTCATCGCCATCAAACGGTGGCGGAGGAGGAGGTGCTGCTGGTCCTGCTGGGGTCGGGAAAAACGGAGGTAGCAATCCAGGCAATCTAGGCGGTGGTGCTGGCGGCGGGGGTGGTGCCGATGGCGGCAGTTCTACGGCTGGTGTTGATAGCGCAGGCCTCCCTGTCAGTCCAGGAGGCAATGGCGGGACAGGTCCAACTGGAACCGCTGGTGGCGCTGGCGGCGATATTTCCGGAACGGCTGCTCAAAACGGAGCGAATGGATCTGGCGGTGGCGGCGGCTCTTATACTAATACAGGAGGCCTTTCATCTCCGGGTGGTAACGGCGGTAACGGTACTGAGTGGGATTCTTCACATGGAAGCGGCGGTGGGGGTGGCGGTGGTGGTCTAGATTTTTTTAGCGGTGTCCACGTTTATCCTGGTGGGGCTGGCGGTATTTACGGCGGAGGAGGAGGTGGTGGTGTTCGGCTTCCGCCTCTATCGGCTGGCGGCAATGGTGGCCAAGCTCTGATCGTTATCTCCTATGTTCCCATAGTCCCGGCTTGGTTTGGGCATGAGTTAAAGAGTGTTCCGATCAAATCCAAAAGGATGATCGGATACTAGGATGCCCTTCGACACCATCCAGTATCAGATCAAGGCTGAACCACCTCCTGCTGGGTATGCTCTTTTCCCTAATCAGAATGAGAGCCTATGGCATTATGCATGGTCTGAGCCGGTTCGGATCAAGCCAGGACTCAAGCCCTACCTTCAGCAGTTCTTTGCCATTGATACGTTCTGGCTTCAGCCGGTCACCAGTTACATCGGCTGGTGGGCTCCTCTGCGCGATCCCGTCCGGTTGAAGCCAGGACTCAGAGCCAGCCTTCAGCATTACTTCGAAGCTCCGCCCCGGCTTCTGGCGACCCCGAACGTCACCGCTGTCATGCATGCCACTGAAATCAACAACGATATCGCCAACATCTTCCTCAATGTGTATACTGCCACACCAGTAGCAGGACCACCTATAGTATCCGTTGTTGAGGTTGGAGTCCCTAATAGCCCAACATCTCTTAGAGAAATCAAATGACGGTCTTCAATAGTGGTCCGGTCAATATAGAGCAGGGTAATTCAGCTAACTTTGTTATTGAGTTTCTTGATTCTCGCGGCGCTACTACTGTTCCGTCCAGCGCAAGCATGGTTGTTAACTACATCAATACATCATTTGCTTCTGCTTCTGATCCTGTCAGTCTTTCAGTTGTCAATGAATTCTTCACCGGCACTTGGCCTTCCGCATCGGCCAATCTGGGACTGGCTACCTGGGTGGTCAGCACTGCTCTTGGTTCGTCGGTAGGAGCTACCGGGCAGCTTCGAATCATACAGAGGGTCAGTACCTACTGATGTTTACCCCCCAGCAGGTGTTCTCAGGGACTTATAACTTCGCCCCGTCCAGCGGCGAAATCATCCTAAATGCCTACCAGCGGATTGCGATCCGACCGACCGAGATACTGGTTACCCACCTTCAAACGGCGGTCATGGAGCTGAACCTGCTGCTGGCTCGAATGAGCAACATGCAGCCCAACCTCTGGACGGTTGATTTACAGGCTCTGCCGATCACTCAGGGGATAGCAACCTACTCTCTCCCGGTCGAGACCGTGATGATCACCAATGCCTATCTCAGCACGGGATCCGGGACCAACAAGATCGACCGGCTGATCTGGCCCTTGAGCCAGACCGAGTATGCGGCGATTGCCAACAAGGAGTCTCAGGGGCCGCCGACGACCTACTGGTTCAACCGGCTGATCTCGCCGACCATCACCTTCTACCTGACCCCTGATGGCGGTGGTCCGTACACCATCTACTATTACTGTGTCCGCCAGATTCAGGATGCGACCTTGCCGGATGGGGTCAATGTCGAGATCCCATACCTATGGCTAGATGCCTTGGTGGCTGGATTGGCCCATCGTCTGGCCAGGATCTACCAGCCTCAGCTTGAACAGGTCAGGAAAATGGATGCCGACGAGGCCTGGACTATTGCTGCAACGCAGAATGTCGAGAACGTCGCTCTCAACATAACCCCAGGCCTGGGTGGGTACTTTGTCCGATGAGACCGCATGGCAAGGCCAATATCAGTGCCATCTACCCAAGGGCTCTTGCCGTCTGTGACAGATGTGGTGGGCTCTATAACCACACCGACCTGAGCTGGCAGCACCAGTGGCGAGGGGTCAAGCTCCAGAACGTCAGAATTCTGGTCTGCCCAAGCTGCCTGGATGTCCCGCAAGAGCAACTCCGGGTCATCATCCTGCCGATGGATCCGGTCCCCATCATGAATGCCCGACCGGAGAACTACGTCGACGCCGACAACCCGATGTCGGCTCTTGGCTATAGCCCGATATCCCAGACCATTGGAGGCCGGTTTGGCAATCTCCTGGGCGGCGGCGGTCTGAATGCAGCCTTCGACGGCAACCCTACCAAGCCATGGTGGCGGTCTGCCGCCAATGCCGTCTCCAATTCCAGCTACAACAACTACGTTGGCATCAACTGGAGCGGAGCCAACGCGGCTCTGTTAAGTGCCCCATCGAGCCTGCTGCCTCCAGTTCTTCGTCATTCCCTGACCAGCTTTACGCTTACTGCACCGTCAGACCGGTCGTTCCTTGGCAACAACCAGACAGATTATCTGATCCAGGCCTCGCCCAGCATGTCTCCCGTGTTTGAGACCTGGACAACCATTTCGAGCGGAACGACAGCGGGCCTGACAGGCGAGGTCATCACCGGCAACTGTGTCGCCGGATACAGTCAATTCCATCGAGCTGCGTTTCTTGGCGATGGATTGAGCCCCGTTACAGTGGCTCAGGTATCCTTTAATGTGGCTCAGGTCGGTGAGATAGCCACGGGAGGTTCGTCTTGAGCCTGAACTATACCTCATATGTCGATCAGGTCGCCAACCTGATGGTCATCGGCTCCACGGATGCCAACTTCCAGACCATGCTGCCGGGGATGATCGACTATGCCGAGAACAGGATCTACCGGGAGCTGGACCCGCTCTATGCCCAGGTCACGGATACAACCGCCCTGACATCCTCTGGCGATAGAAACTTCATCCCGCCAACCTCACTGGGCAACTTCATCACCATCGACAGCCTCAGCATCATCACCCCACTGGGGACGACCTCATCTAATGGTTCCAGAAGCTCACTGATGCCGGTTGCGCCAGAGGTGATAACCACTCTGTGGCCATCAAACCGGACTGTGACAGGGGTGCCGACCATGTTTGCAGTCAGGTCGCCGACAACGGTCTTGTTGGGTCCTGTACCGGATGCGGCCTATGCAACCGAGGTTGTCGGTCTGCAACGGCCAACCAGCCTGAGTACCTCGAACTCAAGCACCTTCCTGACCCAGTATTGCCCGGATCTTTTTATCGCTGCATCGATGGTGTTTGGCTTTGGCTATATGCGTGACTTCGGCGGCCAGTCTGACAATCCGCAAGGAGCCACTTCCTGGGAGACCCAATACAAGACTCTGTTTGCCTCCGCAGCAATGGAGCAGTCCAGAGCCAAGTGGGAGTCCGATGGCTGGACTTCTCAGGCCCCGGCACCTCTGGCTGGGAAGAGGACCTGATTCATGCCAATGGCCTCAGTCACACTTCGACCTACCGTCGATGTGGAGCGGACTCTTTCGTTGAATGAGGCCGGAATTTCCGTCTCTCAGTTGATCCGGTTCAGGAACGACCTGATCGAAACGCTTGGCGGATGGCAACAGTATATACCGACACTGATTCCATCTACAGTGCGCGACTTGCATCCCTGGCAGGACGTTGCCGGAGTCAAGCATCTCGGCATTGCCGCGACTCAGAACCTGATCGTCGCCAGCAGCGCCGGGGCTATGACAGACATCACCCCGCAGATATTGATTACCAATCCATCGGTTGATGTCAGCGTTACTCTTGGCAGTTGTGTCGTTCGCATCAACGATCCGAACAGTGGTCCGGCACCATATAATTCTGTCTACTTCAACACTCCGATTTCTATCGCCGGTCTATATCTGAATGGCTCGTATAAGATACAGACAGTTCTAAGCACTGGCCGATATGAAATTTTCTCTAGTATCGCATCGACAGCCACTATCGGGTCGAGTGGAATATTACCGACATTCACGGTCTCGTCCGGCTCGCCAACGATTGTCGTTACGTCTCCTAACAATGGATATCTGGCTATCTCTGGAATCCAGCAGCAATTCTTAGCGCCGACCACAATAGGCAGCAATCTCATTGTTGGTCACTACAGCATCGCCAGTGTCATCGATAGCACTCAATATACGATTGTCGATAATACACTCGCCAGCACCACACTTACCTCCACGATGAATGGCGGGCTTGCTCAGTTTCAGTATTACATTACCCAAGGTGTGCAAACGACCGGCGCTGGATTCGGTATTGGCGGCTTTAGCAGCGGTGGATTTGGTGGAACGGGAATCACCTTTGCCGGAGCCACCGGCACTCCGATCATGGCCCTGGATTGGAGCCAGGATAACTGGGGTGCAACGCTTCTGGCATGTCCCACCGATGGAGCAATCTACGCCTACTCGCCGGAAAGTGGATTCTTCACCGCTCAGGTTGTAGCAACAGCGCCGTTCTTTAATGGCGGCATCTTCATCTCTCAGCCACAACAGATCCTGGTGGCCTGGAGATCGGTGCAATCCTCCGGAGTTCAGGACAATCTAATCGTCTGCTGGTCCGATGCCCTGGATTATACCAACTGGACAATATCCAATGCGACTGCTGCCGGACGATTTAAATTCTCCGGTGGATCTATCATCATGGGTGGCCTCCAGGCTCCAAACTATGGGGTGATCTGGACCGATATCGATGCCTGGATCATGCAGTATGTCGGCGGCACCGTCATCTTCAACTTCACCAAGGTCGGCACTGGCTGCGGACTTATTGGACAGCATGCTGCCGGTGTTATTGCCGGTAGCGTCTTTTGGTGCGGCTCCAGCAACTTCTTTACCATCAGCGCCAGTGGCGTCGAGGTCGTGCCCTGCACTGTCTGGGACTACATATTCCAGAACCTGAACCCTACCAATACCTACAAGATTCGCTGTGCCCCGAATTCATCGTTCAATGAGATCACTTGGTTTTTCCCATCATCTAATGCGACAGAGAATGACTCCTATGTAAAGTACAACATCCTCACCAAGTCGTGGGATTACGGTTTGATGCCCAGGACGGCCTGGGTGGATATCTCTGTTCTTGGTAATCCGATTGCCGCCGATACCTTAGGCACAATAGTCCAGCATGAGGTTGGAACGGTCCAGTCTGGCGTCAGCTCGACAGCATTCCAGACCGGCTGGTTCTCGATCACCGAAGGCAATGATCTGGCATTCGTTGATTATGTCTTGCCAGACTTCATCTGGGGTCTGCTCGATGGCAGCAAGAATGCCTCGGTCGATATAACCTTCTATTCCGCCAATTATCCAGGTGACGCGCCAACCGCTTACGGGCCGTTTACGGTAACTGAATCGACTGAATATATCTCGCCGAGACTTCGCGGCAGGCTGATGTCGATTACGATCCACAGCAACAGTCAGTCATTCTGGCGGCTTGGTCGAATCAGATATCGCTTTGCTCTGGCAGGGAGACGCTAATGGCTGGCATCGGTGACATTCTTGCCGCGCTTCAGAATGGTGTAGCTGCCATCCAAGGTCTGAACAACAGGCTTGGTACTACATTCCTTCAGCAGGGCACATTAGTATCGTCAGCAATTAGCACGGCGAATTCGAGCATCGCTTTTACTTCTTCACAAGCTGCTGGATTCATTGCAGTTACCACAAGCTCTGGTGCTGCTGGATACATACCGTGGTACAGACCCTAGAGGGAATCAATGGTCACATTCACAACAGCAAAGGGTCTCTATCAGGTTGCTAACAGCAGCTACGTCGGCACCTGGGATATTCCTACCAACTCTAACTGGAACGTGGTGGATGCGGCGCTTGGCCAGAATGTTTCAATTGCTCTTGCCGCCTCTCCGGTGATTCTTTCTCAAGCGCAGATGCAATGCTCTTACATACAATTTACCGGAACACTTACGGCAAACGTAGCAATCACGTTTCCGCAAGTTGGCTCGCCTCTAGCGCCGATAACCGGTTCTTATACGGTTTTTAACAACTGCGCTGGCTCCAGCGTCTATACGGTTACCTTGAAGTCGACAAATCCGGCTGGCCGAGTGATCGGTTGCATACCAGGAAATGCATTCGACTGCATCACCGATGGAGCTAATTTCAGATATAAAAATCTACCTACTATCGGCACTTATATGGATTTTGCCTCTAACTCATACCCACCATGGGTACTCGCATGCAATGTTCAGTTACCGTATCTTTATTGCGATGGATCCGGATTTTCAGCGGGTCAATATCCTATCCTGGCAGGAATGATAGGAACAACTTTGCCTGACTGTAGAGGTCGCGCAAGATTTTCAATGGATGGAGGAACCGGACGGCTGCCACTTAATGGCAGTGTACCTAACAGCCTGGACGGCAATACCCTGTTTGCCGGTGGTGGTCTTTATTACCATTACATAGCAAACAGCGAAGTTCCTGAGCTTTCAGTTTACGATCCAACCCACGCTCATACGGTCAATACTGTTCCGCATACCGCGTATTATATCGGTCGAGGTGGCGGCGGCGGCGGATTTGTGACGGATGAAATAAATTATACTACTACCGCCTCATATACCGGCGTCAGAGTTGGTCAGATCTTTGCATCTGCCGTTCCGTTTGGTCTCCAATCACCCGGTATGACCCAAGGCTTAACCTTCATACGGTCGGCCTAGAGGGAATCATGGTCACTTTTACACTAGCAAAAAATCTTACTGAGGTCGCCCCCAGTAGTTACGTTGGCAACTGGGATGAGCCCACCAATGCCAATTGGAGCGTGGTGGATGCAGCGCTTGGTCAAAGCGTTTCCATTGCGCTTTCTGCTGCTTCGGTGTCGTTATCTCAAGCGCAGATGCAATGCGCTTGGATAATCTTTACCGGCACTCTTACGGCAAGCGTATCGATAACTTTCCCCCAGGTAGGATCACCACCGGCATCGATAACCGGATCTTACACAATCTTTAACAACTGTGCCGGGTCAAGCGCATACTCGGTTACTTTGAAAACTACAGTTGCCGGTTCCAGAGCGATTGGTGCCATACCGGGAAATGCATTCGACTGCGTTACGGATGGCACTCATTTTAGATACAGGAATCTGCCTCCTGTTGGCAGTTATATGGATCATGCTACTGGTGGATATCCAACATGGGTATCGGCGTGTACCGTTCAGCTTCCGTATCTTTATTGCGATGGAAGTGCATTCAACACGACTCAATATCCTATTCTTGCTGGAATAATAGGTGGAACTCTACCGGACTGTAGAGGCCGTGCAAGATATTCCATGGACGGAGGCACGGGCCGACTTCCGCTTAATACATTTGTTGGACCCTATACCATAGATGGCAATACCATTTTCGCTGGTGGCGGTATTTACTACCATTACATCGTAAATGGTGAAGTACCCGAACTCTCGGTTTATGATCCGAGCCACACCCATCTCCTTGTTACTGTTCCGCATGGCGTGTATGCGGCTGGTGCTGGTGGTGGTGGCGGCGGCTTTGTGACTGATGAAGCAAATTATGACACCAGTTATCAAGGCACCGGCCTTCGCCCTGGCCAGCTTGGAGGCAATGTTCCGTTTAGTCTTCAGCCTCCTAGCATGACCCAAGGCTTAACCTTTATAAGGTCAGCCTGATGCCATCCGTATCACCAGCGCAGGCTAGATTGATGGCTGCCGTCGCCCATGGCTGGAAGAAGCCTGGAGGTGGTGGCCCATCGGTATCCGTGGCCAAGGAGTTCAACGCTGCCGACAAAGGCAGATCTGCTTTGCGGGCGGCCAAGAAGTATGCCGAAGGTGGTGATGTTCTACCGGCACCGGAAGCCTGGGATACAGATACGGTAGCTGATGCCTTTACGCCCAAGGATCCCAATCCTTTCAACAAGCCAACTCGCCCTCCATTCCAGATCCAGGGTCCATTA